CGTATGGCGCGTTCGCCGGACGCGGGAAATCCCGCGTCATATGCGTCACGGTCGTCATTCACTTCCGTCACTTTGCGAGGACTAACATGCCACGCCGCATCCGCCGCCGCAGCGATGACCGACGGATCGTGGGCCGCCACGTGCTCGAAGACCGCCGCCCGCCCACCAGCGAACTTGGGTACGACGCTGCTTGGCAGCGCGTGGCCAAGCAACGCCGTCAGGCCGACTGCCGCTTGTGTCAGGTTTGCCTGTCTACCGGAAGGCTCACCGCGTCGACCGACGTCGACCACATCATCCCCATCCACGTCCGTCCCGACTGGCGACTGGAGTTCGACAACACGCAGGTCATCTGCCGACCGCATCACCGCCAGAAGACCGCCGCCGACTCGCGGCGCTACGGATCGAGCACGACCCAGGTACTCAGCGCTGCGCAGCAAGCAACTCGTCGCATGGCGGAGCAGTTGGCCCATCCGCCCCGCCTACCCCCGGGGGGGAGGGTCAAACCTGGGCATGTAGCCGCGAAAAGCGTGGTTCCCCCCGCGCGCATTCCTCCGCGAAATTGGGCGCCGGGGGGTTCGCCATGAGAGGCCGGAAGCCCAAGCCCACCGTGCTGAAACTCCGGGAAGGTAATCCCGGCAAGCGCAAGCTCAACGACCGGGAGCCGACGCCGGCCGAGGGCCTCCCCGAACGGCCTGCCATGCTGACTGGCGAAGCAGCCGCCGAGTGGGACCGCACGGTCGTCGTCCTCCATGAAATGGGGCTCCTCACCCAAGCCGATCGCTCGGCGCTGGCCGCCTATTGCACGGCCTACGCCCGCTGGGTCCAGGCCGAGGAGCAGGTCGCCAAGTTCGGCACGATCGTGAAAAGCCCCGACAAGGGCTTTCCTATGAAGTCGCCGTATCTCACGATCGCTGATCAGGCCTTGGAGACCATGCGGAAGTTCATGGTCGAGTTCGGGCTCACTCCCTCCAGCCGCAGCCGCATCCGACTTCCGGGCAACGGCCCGGCCGTGGATGAGTTCGAGGCCTTCGTGGAGGCCGCCTCGTGAAGTCAGTTCCTAAATCTTGGGCGAAGTGGGTGCGGACGCCGGCCGATGAGCGGGCCGTCGAGCAGGGCTGCGTATTCGATCTGAAGGCAGCCCAGCGCGTCCGGGACTTTTACCGACGGTTCCTTCGGCACTCCAAGGGTCAATGGGCCGGCAAATCCTTCGAGCTGCTGGACTGGCAATGGCGCGACGTGATCGGCCCACTGTTCGGCTGGAAGCGCCCCGACGGCAGCCGTCGGTTCCGGCGAGGCTACATCGAGGTCCCAAAAAAGAACGGCAAGAGCACGTTATTTGCGGGGCTGAGCCTGTATCTGCTCACCTGCGACAACGAACCGGGCGCCGAGGTCTACAGCGCGGCCGTCGACCGGGACCAGGCGTCGATCGTGTTCAACGAAGCGGCCAATATGGTCGAAAGCTCCCCGCATCTGTCGTCGCGCCTGGCGGTCGTCCGTTCCACCAAGCGGATCGTCGATCATCGCAGCCGATCAATCTACAAGGCGCTCTCCGCCGACGTGCCGGCCAAGGAGGGACTCAACGCGCATGCGGTGCTGATCGACGAGTTGCACGCCCAAAAGTCCCGTGAACTCTGGGATACGCTCAGATATGCGGGCGCCTCGCGCCGCCAACCGCTCCATCTGTCGATCACGACGGCCGGATACGACCGTCATTCGATCTGCTGGGAGCAGCACGATTACGCGCTCAAGGTTCTCGACGGGACCATTGAGGATCCGGCATTCTTCGCGTATTTGGCGGCGGCCGGGATCGAGGACGACTGGACGGAATCGGAAGTCTGGCAGGCGGCGAATCCCAGCTTCGGGACGACGATCGACGCCGAGCAGTTCGCCGAAGACTGCCGGGAAGCGCAAGAATCGCCGGCCAAAGAGAACTCGTTTCGCCGTTATCGGCTCAATCAATGGACTGAACAGGATATTCGTTGGCTGCCCATGGAACGGTGGGACGCCTGCGGCGGAGCGCTCAAGGAGTTGGCCGGCCGTGAATGCTGTGCGGGGCTCGATCTGTCGAGCACGACCGACCTGTCGGCGCTGGTGCTGGTGTTCCCCGACGAGGATGGGGGATATGACGTGCTGCCGCTATTCTGGGTCCCCGAGGAAGGCGCCCGGAAACGCGAACGAAGGGACCACGTTCCCTATCTGCAGTGGATCCGCGACGGAATTATCGAGGCGACGCCGGGCGAAGTAGTCGATTACGAGCGGATTCGAAGGCGGATTGAGGAATTGAATAAGGAGTTCCGCATTTGCGAAATCGCGATCGACCGCTGGAATGCGACGCAGCTGGCCGTGCAGCTGGCCGACGACGGCTTCGAGATTATCAGCTTTGGGCAAGGCTACGCCAGCATGAGTGCGCCAACGAAGAAGCTCGAGGAACTCGTGCTGGGGGGCCAGTTGCGGCACGGCGGCCATCAAGCGTTGCGGTGGATGGCCGGAAACGTATCGATCGAGCAGGACGCGGCGGATAACTGGAAGCCATCAAAGAAGAAGAGCTGCGAGCGAATCGACGGAATTGTCGCGCTGATCATGGCGCTGGATCTGGCGGCGCGTCATGTGCCGGGACGCAGCATTTATGAACAACCGGGGTTTCTGACGCTATAGGAGTCGCCTGTCAGCTTCGCTATTCTCGATCCCCGGTACGGCGATTTCGGCGTGCGCGTTCCGGCGATCACGACGGACGAGTTGTGGCAGCAACTCGTCGAGTTCGCCATCGACGACGTCCATCTCCTGAAGCTCGACTGCGAGGGCGCCGAGTACTCAATCCTCGAATCGCTTGCTAAGAGCGACCAACTGCAGCAGGTCGGATGGATTCGCGGCGAGTGGCATGGACGACGACACAAGCAGCGGCTCGCCAACGCCCTGGATGCGACGCACGTTCATCACATCGATCCCAACCCGCCGCATGAGTGCGGGCTGTTCGTTAGCCACCGACGCTAATCTGCAACATAATCTTCCGACTAAGAATTAATTGTGTTACCGTGTAGCGTGACATGGACGCAAGAGCAGGCGACTCGCAGCCGCCGAATCGAATGTGGTGTAACGGTGTTGCGCTCGCTATTGCCTGTCGTCCTGCACTTCGCACACAATTGCACCTGCTCCTAGATAACTATCAAAGCGATCCAGATCCTCCTTCGATGGTTGGTCGTTGATGTAATGGGCTATAAGCGTCTCGGCGTTTTCGAGACGGGCGTGAATCGTCATCTTATCGGTGAGCAGGACAAGTTCTTCACGTCCATTCTTCTGCCGTTTCGCCACGCGAACAAGCCCACGGCCGGCGGCATTGCACCATTGACGTACTAGCCTGGTAATGTGTTTTCCCTTCGGTTGAACTCGAATGTGAATCGTTCCCCCTAGCCGTTGCCCCCTATTTCTTCCATATCTCTCGGCCATAGTTGCCTGCGTGGGATCGGAAACGAACTCGAAAGCAGCATCATTGGATAGACGTTCCAGATACGTGTTCACGGCTCCAACGAAAGATGGCTGTCTGGAATAGAAGCCGACCTCAACTCCGTGATCGAGACCATGCTGGGCGTCCATGTTGGCCGTCATCACCATCGCTTCCACCGAGTCCACTACCACGGCCTTAGAATGGTTCCAGTAGTCCCCAAGGATGACGCCATTGCGACCAAGTGCGCGGGCCAGCCAGTAGCACTGCTGGCGGTGGTATTCGCGCTTAGGTTCATTCATCCCACGAACCAGGATTTGAAAGCGGATGCCCCTCGACGAAGCCTTGCTAATGGCGGCTCCCAGTTCGTGGGTATCCATTCCCTTTAGGTGAAACGTTGAGAGAGTAATGTTCCTTCTGGCCTTCTTGACCATTTCGAGAAACCGGCGAAGAATCCTGGGGTCACTTGGAGCCGTCCAAAGGACCTCTCCTTCATCCGCCGGTTGCTCTGGTTCCGACGGTTTGACAAGCGGTTTCCCAGATTGGACCTGCTGCACCTCGAATACTGTCGGATCGGGTGCAACATAGTAATTGCAAGCATCTCGCCAGAGTGCCCGGAAGAAGTTGGACAGTCGTTTCACTTCGCCCGGTGTGCGGTAGAGGATTCCATTCTCACCGTTGATTCTTTCCTTTCGGACATTGCCGTAGGCAGTGGGTTCTGCGTTCGCACTCGTGACAATCGCCACTTTGTCGTCAACCGTCATAAATTTGGCGTGGCAATCGCTCCTAGCTTTGACCAGCAGGCCTTTGCTCGTCAATTGTTTGACAAAGCTGAAGTGTGTTGGGTAGTCTCCTTCGTCGTCACTACCAGCCTCTTTGAAGTCATCGTCTTTGAGTGTTGTGAGCAGATAAACGTGACCATTTAAGCGATGTGCTGCATCGCGTAGCGCGTTGAGGATTGCTTCATCTGTCAGAATGAAGCTACAGAAGAAGACATGCCGTTTTGCTTGCCGGAGCAGATCGAGAACCGCTTCCTTGATCGTGGATCGATCAGGAAACGTCGACAGATGGCGGAAGAAGGCCCCCTCGCCATCGGCGTAGTGCTCTACTCGCTGCGATTGCGGACGCCGCTCTAAGAAAAACCCATCGGCGATTACCGCTTCGCCGTAGTCAACACTAAACCGTGGCATCGCTCATGTCCTCCAGTTCCGCGATTTCATAAGCGAGCCGGTAGCGCCCAAACCGAAACGCGACATCTGCCAAACCACGCGGCGACATATCAAGCGGCAGCCCCTGCACGGCGAGCCATTCGCGCAATGCGCCTTCGCTTCGCACACTCTTTCCCTGTCGAGAGTCTTGTTCCAGACTCAGCAGGCAACGCAGAGATTGCAAACGCATGGAGGTATCGGGGTCAGCTCCCTCAACGGCAACCTTGCATAGCTGGAGGAATGGCCCCTTGGAAACTTGCCAGTAGAGTTGGTCTTGCATCGCAAGGAGGAGGAAGTTCATCCAACGGCCAAGATGCTCTTCCGCAAGCACGACTACGAGTACATCATTCTCGAATTTCACCTCTGCCTGCTCTGCCTCTGGCAACATGAGCCTAGCGGCAAGCGTCAACCATCCATCCACGACTTCCTCGGTGGAAGGCAGTCTCAAAAGCACAGGAAACGCTTCCCGGACCTCGCCGGGATCGCGCAGCGAAATCAAAGGCTGCCCATTGCCCCGAACGAGGTTTCCATTCACTGAAACCGGATGCCCTGATAGTTCAACGGAGTCGGTATCCCCGCGACGCATCACGAGCGCGCATGTCACCACTTGAGCTTTGTCCACGATCAGGTGTTGCAATGCTTCTTGGCCCTGCGACGAGCCTGGGGAAACGACGGATACTCCCACTTCAGGATTGGTTGAATGCGTGTCTTCCGAGGAGAGAGGTTCCGTGAGGACATCAGCAACATTGGCGGGAAAGCCGTGTCGCCGTTTCCAATCGGCGGATTGCACAATCGCACGTCGAAGCACATCAGGACTGAATTCCCAAGGTGATGGAGCGCGGTCCGGTGACAAATCGCTCAGCAAGTTACCTTTGGGATCGTGTACGGCCACAAAATTCATGGCCGGATGCAGAAAGCGAAAGATTCGCCGGGCAGGAATCCGCCTGATGACGTGTCCAGTTTGAAGAGTGTTGCGGCCTGATTCGGTAAGGCGGTAAGTGGGCTCCGAGTCAGAAGCAACGAGTCCGTTGGCAGCCATCCCATTGAGCAACTGCCGCATCACTTGCCGACCGATATGTAAGATATCGTCGAGATGTTCGACATCGGCAGGGCGTGCGAACTCGAAGGAACGAAGCACGAAAAGGGGCATCGGGTCGATGCCCTCCACCTCTTCGACCGCTACAAGCGCTTCCACGGTATGAAAGAAGCACTCT